CCTCACCGCCCGCCTGCCGCAGCAGGCCGTGAAGGTCTATGCCGCCATCGGCCGCGCCGAGACCCGCCTGGCCGAAGCCAAGGCTGCCATTCACCGCAACAGCGATTACTGAGGAACACCATGGATAACCACATCGTTGATATGACACTTGCGCTCGAACGGGAAAAGGCTGAGCGCGCCTACCTGATCAGGCTGCTCAGGTTTTTGCTTGACGAGGTCGAGGGCGCGGAAACCGATGCTGAATGGGCTGCGAGCGTCGTCAGTGACGGCGATTTCGATGCGACGTGGCAGGTCCTCAAGGATGCCGAGAAGGACCTTGGCGCGATGGTGACGCGGATGGCCTTGCATCTGCGCCTCGAGCGCGCCGAACGTGCCGCCGGGGGTGTGAAATGACCGCAGGACGCAAACCCCTCGCCGCACCCAACCTCGCCACCGCCGATCTGCAGGCGCCGTCGCTCGACGGTGCACTGAGCGTGATGCGCGAGGGCGCCATCAGTGAGCAGCAGGAACAGGTCTCGAGTGCCTTCGATCTCGGCCGCTTCGTCGGTGTCGCCCAGTTGGCGCGGACGATGAGCAATTTTTCCGCCGCGGCGGAAATCCGGGCCTTCGAAGAAATCAACAAGTCCAAGGCTTTCAAACACTTGCCCGTCAAACACCCCGATGGAAATTTCCGCCCGGCGGAAAACATCGACGAGTTCTGCCGCCTGGTGTTCGGCCGCGGCTACAAGGCGATGAGCGATAGCAAGGTCATGCTGCAGCAGCTCGGCGAAGAGGCGTACGAGAACGTCCAGCGCCTCGGCTTGAACCGCGCGCAACTGCGCCTGCTGCTCACCTTGCCCGAGGATGCGCGCACCGCGGTGGAAGAGGCCATGCAGGCCGGCGGCAAGGATGAAGTGGTCACGCTCATCCAGTCGCTGGCCAACAAGCTCGATGAGACCCAGACCAAGGTCGATGAGCTGAAGGGCGAGCTCAAGGCCACCGAAGAAATCTCCGCCGAGAAGACCCAGCGCATCGAGACGCTGCAGCGCGAGGCCAAGCGCATCGCCGCGGCGCCGCCCGACCAGGTGCTGGCCGATCTGCAGGCCGAGGCCACGCGCATGGCCAACGACGTGCGCGGCGGCATCATCGGCGCGCTGCGCCAGGCGCTGATCGCGCTCGACCTCCAGGAGGCTCGCCCCACGGTGTTCATGGCCGGACTCGTCGGCCAGCTCGAAGACGACCTGCGCGCCTTGCGTGCGGAGTTTGCCCTGCCCGAGGTATCGGCGGACGAACACGGCTGGATCGACGCCAGGGACTGACGCCGATGAACGCCGCGCTCCTCCACGCCCTGTACGACGTGCACCACCGCGCCCAGCTCGCCGGCCACGGCGGCAAGACGGCGGTGTACGACGAGGCGTGCCGCCAGCTGGGCATGGCGCGCGCCACGCTGCTTCGCAAGTTGAAGGACATCACCGTGAAACCCGAACGCAAACAACGCTCCGACGCCGGCGCCGTGACCCTGCCGCGCGCCGAGGCGGTGCTCGTCAGCGCGCTGCTGATGGACAGCCTGCGCAAGAACAACAAGCGCCTCATGAGCATCACCCAGGCGGTGGAGCTGCTGCGCGCCAACGGCGAGATCCGCGCCGAGGCGCTCGACGCCGCCACCGGCGAGCTGCGCCCGCTGTCGGACAGCGCCATCGCCCGCGCCCTGCGCAGCTACGGCCTGCACCCCGACCAGCTGCTGCGCCCCAGCGCCCACACCGAGCTGCGCAGCCTGCACCCCAACCACGTGTGGCAGATCGACGCCTCNCTGTGCGTGCTGTACTACCTGCAGGCGGGCGACGCGCGCGAGGCCGGGCTGCAGGTGATGGAGGCGGACAAGTTCTACAAGAACAAGCCGCGCAACCTCGCCCGCATCGAGGCCGACCGGGTGTGGTCGTACGANGNCACCGACCANTACTCGGGCNGCCTGCGCGTGCACTACGTGCTGGGCGCCGAGAGCGCCGCCAACCTGGCCGANAGCTTCATCACCTTCACCCAGCAGGTGGGCGNCAGCCCGTTCTACGGCGTGCCCTTCATCCTNATGATGGACATGGGCAGCGCCAACACCGCGGGCGCCTTCAAGAACCTCGCGCGCCGCCTGCAGGTGCGGCTCGAGGCGCACATGCCGGGCAACGCGCGCGCCACCGGCCAGGTGGAAAACGCCCGCAACATCATCGAGCGCAGCTTCGAGTCGGGCCTGCGCCTGTCGCCGGTGGCCAACCTCGACGAGCTCAACGCCGCGGCCGTGCGCTGGGCGCGCTGGTACAACGCCAGCAAGGTGCACAGCCGCACCCGGCGCACCCGCTTCGACGCCTGGATGGACATCACGCCCGAGCAGCTGCGCACGGTCGACGCCGAGCTCGCCCGCGAGTTGCTCACCCACGCGCCCGAATCGCGCAAGGTCAGCGGCACGCTCACGGTGAGCTTCAAGGGCGCCGAATACGACGTGCGCGAGCTGCCCGGGGTGATGGTCGGCGAAAAGCTCGAGGTCACCTACAACCCCTACAAGCCCGGCNCCGCGGTGATNNTCGANCGCGCCGAGGACGGCAGCGAGCTGCTGCACATCGTGCCCATGGTCGAGCGCAACGAGGCCGGCTTCCGCGCGGATGCGCCGGTGATCGGCGAGGACTACGCCGCCCAGGCCGACAGCGCCGCCGACACCCACCGCAAGCTGGTCGAGCGCGTGGCCACCGGCACCGGCACCGACACCGATACCGAGGCCGCCGCCGTGCGCAAGACGCGCGCGGCGAGCTTTGGCGGGCGCATCGACCCGGCCAAGGTCATCGAGCAGACCCCGGTGCCCGACTACCTGCCGCGCCGCGGCACCGAGGTGGCCCCCAAGGTGGTGTCGATCGACCGCAGCCCGGTCGTGCTGCTGACCCACTTCCAGGCCGCCCAGGCGCTGCTGGGCGCCGGCCTGACGCTGACCGCCGACACCCATGCCCGCATCGCCGAGTGGTACCCGGACGGCGTGCCCGAAACCGACATCGATGCACTCAAGCACCGCCTCACCGTGCGCAGCGGGCTGCGCGTGGTAGGCGGGCAATGAACCCTGGAGGACCTGTGCGACTGAACCTGAAACTGCTGCTGCAGCAACTGGGCATCAACCAGAGCGAGTTGGCGCGCGCCGCCGAGGTGAGCCCGGCCACCGTGGCGCAACTGGCCAACCATGGCATCTGGCCGCGCGAACCCCGCCCGCCGCCGCGCGCTGCGCGCCGCCATCGAGCAGGCGCTGACCAATGTGGGCGCCACCCCGGCGCAAGTGGAGGGCGCCTTCGAGAACTGGCCCCCCCACTTGCGCCGGGGGGGCGCAACCGGCGCGGCCGAGGCCCTGGAACACCCCGAACCCACCGACCCACCCGATCAGAACGCCGAGGATGAGCAGATGTTACTCCGCAACGAAACCCTGACCCCGGATGCCCGCGAGCATTTCGGCCTGGCGCGCAGCCCCTTCACGGATGAAGTGCGCGCGCTCGACGACGTCTTTACCAGCACCGCCACCCGCCGGGCGCGCGCCGCGCTGATGGACTGCGCGCTCAACCAGGGCTTCCTTGCCCTGGTGGGTGAATCCGGCAGCGGCAAGACCACCCTGCTCGAAGAACTCGAGGAGCGCATTCGCATCGAGAACCGCGCGGTGGTGGTGATCAAGCCCTATGTGATGGAGATGGAAAAGTCCGAGCGCCGCGGCAAGCCGATGTGGGCCGGGCAGGTGTCCGAGGCCATCATCCGCGAGCTCGACCCCTCGGGCAGCATCCCCAGCTCGACCCAGGCGCGCAACAAGCGTGTGCGCGACCTGCTCGCCGCCAGCCAGCAGGCCGGCTACAACAACCTGCTGGTGATCGAAGAGGCCCACCGTCTGCCGGTGACCACGCTGCGCGCGCTCAAGGGCTACATGGAGCTGAAGGTGGGCCTGCGCCGCCTGCTCGGCGTGGTGCTGATCGGCCAGCCCGAGCTGGACGACACCTTGAGCGACAAGCTCAGCGACGTGCGCGAGATCGTGCAGCGCTGTGAGCGGCGCGAGATGCTGCCGCTCGATGACGATCTGCACCCCTACCTGGCACACAAGTTCGCCCGCGCCGGGGCCGCGCTCGCCGAGGTGCTCGACGAGGCCGCGCTCGATGCCATCCGCAGCCGCCTGGTGCGCCGCCCGCGCGGCGGCAGCCTGGCCGAGGCGCGCAGCATCTGCTATCCGCTGGTGGTCAACAACCTGGTGGTGCGTGCGATGAACGCCGCCGCGGCGGTGGCCATGCCGCGGGTGACCGCCGACGTGATCGCGGGGTGCTGACATGGCGACTACCCTTGCCGAACGCATCCTGGCCGCGATCGCGCGCAACAACAGCAAGCGCCCGGCGCGCGCCGCCGATGTCTTCGCCCAGCTCGGCGGCACCGAGGCCGACTTTTGGGCGGCGCTCGAAGGGCTGCTGCGCAACACGCGTATCCATACCGCCCACATCCAGCGCCCCGCCCAGGGCGACAGCGCGCCGTGGCTGGCGATCTGGCCCACCGGCGTCTGCCTGCCGGCGCCCGCATGGTCGGCCAGCCGCATGTCCAGCCTGTTCGTGCGCCACGACAGCGCGGCCTTGAAAAAAGCGCATTCCCCGCGCAGCCGCCCGCGCGCCCGCGCACGCCGGGCGAAGGAGGCCGCATGAAAACGCGCTGCCCCAACTGTGGTGCCGCCATGAGCCTGGACGCGCTGCTGTCGCACGAGGGCGCGCGTGAGGCGCTCGCCCTGGTGTTCCAGCTTTCGGGGGCGCTGGGCGCGGCGGTGACGCGCTACCTCGGCCTGTTCCGCCCGGCCCAGCGCGAGCTGAGCCTGGACCGCGTCGCCCGGTTGCTGCGCGACGATCGTGCCCGACCTGCAGGCGCAGCGCATCGAGCGTGCCGGCACGACCTGGCCGGCGCCGCCCGAGGCCTGGATCTGGGCCATCGGCCAGGCGCTCGAGGCGCGCGACAGCGGCCGTCTCAAGCTGCCGCTCACCTCCCACGGCTGGCTGTACGAGGTGATCAGCGGCTGGCGTCCGGCCGCTGCGGCCGCCGCAGGGGCGCCGGTGCGTCCCTCGCGCACCCTGGGGGCGATCGCCGCGCTAGAGGACCGTGCCCGTGACTGACATCGCCCGCTGGATCGAGCGTGAAGTGGCTCGCGGCCTGCAGGGCCTGGTGGCCCTGCGCCTGCCCGGCGCCCCGGGTGAGGACGCGGTCACGCTCACCCTCGACATCTGGCTCGCAGCGCTGGCGACGCGCACCGCGGGCTGGGCCGAGGTGCAGGATGCGCCCCGCCTGCAGGCCGCCTTCCGCGCGCTGTACGCCCAATCGCACCGCCTCGGCCGGCACCGCGCCAACTGCTCGATGCGCTGCCGATTCCGTCGCCCCGCCCACGGCGCTCGCCGCCCCCGCCGATGACGGCCGAAGAGCGCGCCCGGAACCGCGCCCGGCTGACTGCCCTGATGCAGCAGCTTTCCCACCACATGACAGGACACGACACATGAACTACCAGACCCAGACCCCTGCGCACGACGACGCGCCCACCGACGTGCCTGCCGGCTACATGCAGAACGCCGCCGGCCACCTGGTGCCGATCGACCAGGTGCGCGAGCAGGACCTGCTGCGCGACCAGGTCGCCCGCGAGATCGCCGTGGAGGCGATCGCCCTCAACCAGCGCCTGCGCGAATTCAAGGCCCGCACCCTCAACGATGTCGCCGATCTGGTGCGCATTGCCGGTGAGAAGTACGACGTGACCTTGGGCGGCAAGAAGGGCAACGTGCAGATCTGCACCTACGACGGCCGCTACAAGGTGGTGCGCCAGGTGGCCGAGCGCATCGCCTTCACCGAAGAGCTCGAGGCCGCGAAGGCGATCATCAACAACTGCATCGAGCGCTGGAGCGAGGGCGCCAATCCACACATCCGCGCCCTGGTCGACCGGGCGTTTCGCACCGACACCAAGGGCCAGATCAAGACCACCGCAGTGCTCGAGCTGCTGCGCCTGGAGATCGACGACGGTGAATGGCAATCCGCCATGGAAGCGATCCGCGACAGCATCCAGAGCACCGGCACCGCCACCTACGTGCGCGTGTACCAGCGCATCGGCGACTCCGACCAGTACCGCGCGATCGCGCTCGATCTGGCAGCGGTGTGAGGAGAGAGGACATGGTCTCCGCCACCCTCACCGCCGCCCGCGCCGCGCAGCATGCCCAGCTGATCCGACAGATCCATACCGGCAAGCGCGACCTCGGCCTGGATGACGACACCTACCGCCTGACGCTGGCGCGCTTCACCGCCGGCAAGACCAGCAGCAAGGATTGCAGCGTGGCCGAGCTGCAGGCCGTGATCGAGCACTTCCACGACTCGGGCTGGCCACGGCCGGGCGGTGCGCGGCAAAAGCCGCTTTCACCCCGGCAAAAGAAGATGTGGGCGCTGTGGCAGACACTGGCCGACCAGGGCAAGGTGAAGAACCGCCGCATGCGTGGCCTGCTGGCCTGGATCGCCGGGCAGACCGACAACCAGGTGCAACGCCTGGACTGGCTCACGCCGGCGCAGGAGCACACCCTGATCGAGTCCCTCAAGCAGTGGGAGGCCCGTTGACATGAGCGCCGAGCCGAGCCGCCTTGCGCGCGCCACGATCGAGGAGTTGGCCCCGCTCGCCGCACTGCTGGACCCGGCCTACCCCGAGAACTGGGCGCGCATCGCCGAGCGCCTGTACCTGTCGCTGCGCGACCGCCTGCCGGGTGAGGCGCCCGCACACGCCCGCCTGGCGCTGGACCTGGCCGAAGGGCTGCGCGCCGAGCTCGGCGGCAGCCAGTTCTACCTGGCCAAGGGCCAGGGCTACGAGCTGAGCCTGCGCGACCGCCAGATCCTCGCGCGCTTCACCGGGCACAACCACCGCGCTCTGGCGCAGGCCTTCGGCGTGACCGAACGCCACGTGTACAGCATCGTCGAACGCCGCGGCCGCGAGGAGTTCGAGCGCAGGCAGGGCAAACTGCCGGGGCTGGGCGCTGACGGGGGCGCGTTGTGAAATCGGCCCGCTGTGCCGTTTGTGGGGTGCTGCGGCCCCGGATGCCTGCGCGCGGGGGCGTTCGGGGCCGCAGGGGCTTTTATAAAAAGGCGCAGGGGCGGGCAGAATGAAAACGAATGCGGCCGATGCGGCCGAGCTGCCCTTGCGGTTGTTGCTCCCCCTGGATGCCCTGGCATACGCGCTGTACTTGCACATGCACTACGACCGGCACCCCCTGCCGGCCGGCAAACACTGAAACCCTTCATTACGTAGCGCCGGGCCTGCCTCCCCATAGTGCGGGGCATGGCTACCGCACACCTCCCTTCCGCAATCGAGATCTTCCGCCCCGGCCGTCACATCGACGACCAGGGCGTTGCGCGTGAGTTCACCGCCGCCGACCTCGAGGCGATTGCCGCCGGCTACGACCCGACCCTCCACCGAAGCGCCCCTGACCGTAGGCCACCCTGCGCACGACCGCCCCGCCTACGGCTGGGTGGGCGCGGCGCAGGTGACGGCCGATGGCCGCCTGGCCATTACCCCGCGCGACGTCGAGCCGCAGTTCGCCGAGACTGGTGGCGGCGCGCCGCTTCCCGAAGCGCTCGGCCGCGTTCTACCCGCCCACCCACCCCAAGAACCCCACCCCGGGGCGCTGGTATCTGCGCCACGTGGGGTTTCTCGGCGCCCAGCCGCCGGCGATCGCCGGGCTGCGCGAAGTGCAGTTTGCCGACGATGCCGCCGGCACCGTGAGTTTTTCCGAGGCCGGCGGGGACTCCGGCCATCACCCCCACCAGGAGCACCGCACCATGACCGATGAGGAAAAGGCCGCCCTCGCGCGCGCCGAGAAAGCCGAGGCCGAAGCCCGCGCCGAAGCCGAAGCCCGCACCAAAGCCGAAGCCGAAGCCAAGGCCGCAAAGGAAGCGCTGGCGCAGTTCGCCGAACAGCAGCGCACTGCCCGCCACGCCTCGCACGTGGCGTTCTGCGAAGGGCTGGCCGCGGCCGAAGGCGAGCACGCCGGCAAGCTGCTGCCCAAGGACGTGCAGATTGCCGCCGCCGCGCTGGATGTGCTGGCCGACGCGCAGCCGGTGGAGTTCGCCGAAGGCGACACCACCCGCAAGGTGAGCCCGGCCGAGTGGCTGAAGGCGCAGCTGGCGAGCCGCGCCCCGGTGGTGCAGTTCGGCGAGTTCGCCCCGGGGCATGTCGGCAGCCAGCGCCAGGCCCCGCCCAAGGATGACGCCGAGCTCGACGCCCGCGCCAAAGCCTATGCCCGCGACAACAAGGTGAGCTACGCCGAGGCGCTCAGCGCCGTGGTGAGCATCACCGCCTGACAGGAGCACTCCGACCATGCAGATGACGCTCGAACAGATCCGGCTGAAGCAGAACCCGGTCCTTACCAACATCCTGCTCGGCCTGGGCCAGGGCACGATGATCGCGGAGCGGCTTTTCCCGCGCCTGCCGCAGGCCCTGTCGAAGGTGACCTTCGCCAAGGCGGGCGATGAACGCCTGCGCCGCTACAACCTGCGCCGCGCGCCCGGTGCGGCCACCAAGCGGGTGGCGATCAAGTACGACGGCGCTACCTACGAGGTGAAGCAGTACGCGGTGGATGTGCCGATCCCGCGCGAGCTGATCCGTGAGTCCGAAGCCGCCGCGCGCTTCAACCTGACCGCCAACCTCGACATCAGCCGCATCGCCATGGTGACGGCCAACGACATCCTGGCGCTCGACTACGAGATCGAAGTCGCCGGCCTGGCGACCGATGCCGACCAGTACGCCGCCGGCCATGTGCTGAACCTGACCACCGGCACCAAGTGGAGCGAGGACACCGGCACGCCGATCACCGACATCTCGGATGCGATGGAGGTGATCCGCAAGAAGATCGGCAAGCGCCCCAACCGCCTGGTGCTGTCTGCCGACGCGGCGCACGCCATTCGCCACAACGCCGAGGTGCGCGGCTACCTGCCGAGCACGCAGATGGGACCGGCGAGCCTCGACCAGCTCAAGAGCATTCTCGGCCTCGCCGAAGTGGTCGTCGGCGATGCGGTGTGGATCAACGATGCGGATGTCGGCGCCGACGTGTGGGGCAACAACGCGGTGCTGGCCTACGTGCCGGCGCTGTCGGGCAGCAGCGGCGACATCAGCCTGGCCGAACCCGCCTTCGGCTTCACCAACGTGATCGAGGGCCACCCCTTCGCCGAACAGCCGCGCTACGACGGCGACGCCAAAAGCTGGATCTACGGCGCCACCTACGAGCGCCAGGCCAACATCGCCTACAACTCGGCGGCGTTTCTGTTCACCAACTGCAAGTGAGGCCCGGCATGAACAAAATCGCCAAGCATTGCATCGCCCTGCGCGACCCCAAGGGCAAGCGCCTGCAGCTGATGCCCGGCCAGGCCTTGCCCGGCTGGGTGGACGACGACACCCGCGCGCAGCTGCGCACGATGGGCGCGCTGGAACCGTACCGGGTCGCGCCGGCCGAGGTCGTTGTCGAGGACCCGGAGGCCGGCGCCGAGGCGCTGCGCGCTGCGGCCGAGGCGGTGACGGCGCCGGGCGGCAGTGTCGAGGAAACGGCTGGGGGTCGAGAGGCCGCGACANGCGTCCGGCGCCACGCCCGATCCCACCGGCGACGTGGCGCAGACCTCCCGCCGCCGCACCCCGAAGGCCGCCGCGCGCGGCACGCAGTCCTGACCCCCCATATACATATAGGAGCACCCGACCATGAGTCGCACTTACGACAAGCAGCATGCCACTACGGTGGTGCTGACCGCCGACGTGGAGGCGCAGCGCCTGGTGAGCTTCGGCGGCGGCTACCCCTCCGGCGCGGCCGGCGCGGGCGGCCTGACCGACACCCAGGGCGTGGCCGAATACGCCGGCAAGACGGGCGAGGCGATCAGCGTCGTCACCGGCTACAGCGCCCTGGTGGTGACCGGCGGGGCGATCGATGCCGGCGCCTTCGTCAAGCCCGGCACCGCCGGCAAGGTCGTGGCCGGGACGATCGCCGACCACTGTGGCCGCGCAGTGGAAGCCGCTGGTGGGGACGGCGCGGTGATCGAAGTCATCGTGCTGCCCCACGTGCATCCGGCGGCCTAAGTCGTGCTGTACGCGACCTTCTCCGATCTGGCGCGCACCGCCCCCGGCGGCTGGCTGGAGCTGGCGCAGCGCGCCGGCTGCGGGCCGCAGGTGGGCGCCGCGCTGTTCGAGGCCGTGGCCACTGGAGGCGAGCTCGATGCCTGGGACGCCGAGCCGGTGGCGGAGGCTACGCACGGCGTGGCGCAGCTGCTCGATACCCTCGAACGCACCAGCCGACACGCCGACACCTACATCGTGCCGCGCTACGGCCAGCGCCTGTCACCCGAGCTGGTGGCGGGCAGCGACCTGCCCACCGTGGTGGCCACCATCGCGCTGCGCCGGCTGTACGGCCATGCGGCCACCGAGGACATGCGCCGTGCCACCGACTGGGCGGACAAGTACCTGGCCGACCTTGCCGCGGGCCGCGCCAGCCTGGGCACGCCCGATGTGCAGGACAACGACCCGGAAACGCGGTGGGATTTTTCCGAGCGCCGCGCCTCCGATGACGCCCTGGCGGGGTATCGCTGATGTCCGCCGCTGCCCCGATCGACTTCCTTGCGCTGGAGCCGCTGATCGTGGCGCGCCTGCGTGCGGCGCTGCCGGCCCACGTGCATGTGCTGGCGGCGCGCGATCTCGCCGGGCTGACCGAGGGCACTCAGCCCACACCGGCGGTGCATGTGCTCTATCGGGGGTACCGCCCGGGACGCGCCACTGCGGCGATGTGGGAAGAACTCGATCAGGTCTGGCTCACCGTGGTGGCCGTACGCAACGCCAGCACCCTGGGCACCGCCGAAGCCCTGCGGGCCGACGCGGGGCCGCTGATGGGGGCGGTGATCGGCGCCCTGGGCGCCTGGGTGCCGGAGTTGCCCGGCTGCAAGAGCCTGCACCTGGATGCGGCACCCGAGGCCGGGTTCCGCGCCGGCTTCGGCTATTTCCCGATCGGCTGGCGCGTGGGCATGAGAGTGCGCGCCGAGCGCACGAAACCGTAACACCACAGACGTAACCCCACAGGAGACATCGCGATGTCGACGCAACAACAGCAAAAAGGCCTGCTCTTTGCGGGCGACTTGTTCTTTTCCATGGAAGGCGAGGACGGCAGCTTCGGCCCCTTCGTCCAAGTCGAATGCGACAAGCTCGAAATCGCCACGCCGAGCGAGTTCAAGGAAAAGCTCAGCAAGGGGCGCGCAACCTACGGCCAACCCTTCGTGTCGGTGCCGGTGCCGCAGCCGGCCGAGTTCGCCATCACNTTTTCCGAGGTGACACGCGAGATCTTCGCCATGCANCTGTCGGGCNTGCTCGTGCCGCTGTCGATGGCGGGCGGNGCNTTCACCGATGNCGAGGNCGTCGCTGTGCTGGGGGGCTGGGTGGAAACGGGCCTCGAGAACATCGCCGAGACCGGCTTCACCGTGAAGGATTCGACCGGCGTAACCACCTACGAGCTGGGCGTCGACTACGAGGTGAATTACCGCCTCGGCCTGCTGCGCGCGCTGCCCGGCGGGGCGATCGCCGATGCGGCCGCACTCAAGCTCAGCGGCACCGAAGAGGCGGTGACGGGCGACCGCATCCTGGGCGCGCGCCGCTACAAGACGGTGATGCGGCTCAAGCTCGACGGGGTCAACCTGGTGAACAACCAGGACGTGTACCTGTATGCCGACCGTGCGGTGGTGGCTTCGGATGCCGCTTATGACTTCCTCCAGGACGAAGTGGCCGAGGCGCCGCTCACCGGCAAGCTGGACGATCCCCGGGCCGGGGCTGTCGCCCTTCGTGCTGGATTACCGCAAGGTCGGGTAAGGCCTGAATCCGGCAACAGCTGGGGCAGCAGCGCGTTCGCCGCCGCCCCAGCTGCTGCCGCTGCGCAGATCACAACACCGTTTCACCTCACACCATGGCCGCCCGCAATCTGCTCACCCGCATTGTCATCACCGCCCGCGACGACGCCTCGGCGGTGTTCACCAGCCTGCAGGCGAAGGTGGCCGGGGTCGCAACTGCGATTGCCGGCTACTTCGGCGCCCGCCTGTTCGGCGCCGCCATCGGCAGCGCGCGCGACTTCGAATCCGCGATGTCGGCGGTGCAGGCCGCTTCGGGCGCATCCGGCGCCGAGCTCGAAAAATTGCGCGGCGCCGCCGAAGCCGCTGGCGCCACCACAAAGTACACCAGCGTCGAAGCCGCCGGTGCGCTGGAGAACCTCGCCAAGGCGGGCCTGTCGGCCACCGATGCGGTGCAGGCGCTGCCCGCGGTGCTCGACCTCGCCCAGGCCGGCGGGGTGGAGCTGGGCACCGCCTCCGAGTACCTCACCAAGGCCGTCGCCGGCATGGGGCTGTCGTTCGCCGAGGCGGGGCGGGTGGCCGACGTGCTGGCGATGGGCGCCAATGCATCGAACACCAGCGTCGACGGCCTCGCCCAGGCCTTGAGCTACGCCGCGCCGTTGGCCAACAGCCTCGGCTTGTCGCTCGAGCAGACCGTCGCCATCATCGGCAAGTTCGCCGACGCCGGCATCGACGCCGGGCGCGCCGGTACCGCGCTCAACAGCATCCTCGCCCAGTTCAGCGACCCGGCCAGCAAGTTCCGCGGCGAACTGGCCGCCGCCGGCATCACCACCGGCGACTTCGACCAGGCCCTGCGCCAGCTCGCCGCCGCCGGCCCCGCCGGGCAAAAGGCGATCAACGCCGTCGGCCAGGAAGCCGGCCCGGCGCTGCGGGCGCTGCTCAACCAGGGCATCGGCGCGCTCGATGCCCTCAAGGGCAAGCTCGACGAATCGGCCGGCAGCGCGCGCTCCTTCGCCGTCGGTGATGGGCGACGAACCTCGACGGCGCCACCAAAGGCCTGGGCAGCGCCTGGGACGCGCTGCTGATCAAGCTCGGCTCGCCGGTGCTCGACACCCTCAAGGGCCAGGTCAACGCCATCGCCGAGCGCCTGCGCGGCTTCGTCACCGACGGCACGGCGACCGCGTTCGGCAACGCGATCCGCGCCGCGTTCGAATCCGCCGGGCGCTGGGTGGCGGAGTTCGTCGGCAAGCTCGACTTCACCGCCATCGCCGCCTCGCTGCAGGCCTTCGCCGCGCGCGCTGGCGAAATTTTCACCGCCATCGGCGCGCACGCCCGCACCGCGGGCAACACCCTGCAGACCGCCTACGGCGTGATGTCGGCCGGCATCAACGTCGTGCTCGCCGCCGTCTACAAGCTCGGCGAGGGCATGTCGTGGCTGGCCTCGGCCTTCCTCGCCGACCTCGCGCTGATCACCGACGGCCTGTCCAAGATCACCTTCGGCGATCTCTCCGCCGGCTTCGCCAGCGCCGCCGCCACGCATGCGCGCCGAAGCCCAGGCCACCTACGCCGTGCATGAAGAATTCGGGCGCAAGGCGGGGGAGGCGTTCGAGGCCGCCACCGAGGGCGCGCTCGCCGCACGCGAAGGCTGGGCCGGGCTGACCACCACCGCCACCCAGTCCGCCACCGCCACCGCCCAGGCGCTGGGCCAGGTCGAACGCCAGGCGGGCCTCACCGCCGACCAGGTGGAAGCGCTGGGCGACGGCGCGGAGGTCATGGGCGGCAAGGTCATCGACGCCGGCCAGCAGGCCGCCGCCGCCACCGGCAACCTGAAGGCGCTCGGCACCGAAGCCCGCGCCGCCGCCGGCGGCGTGAACCAGCTGGAGCAGAGCGCCGAACAGGTCTCCGCCGCATTCCAGCGCCTCGGCGTCACCACGCACCGAAGAGCTGCAGCGCATCGCCGCCAACGCCCGCCGCGACTTCGAGACCATCCGCAACAGCGGCACCGCCGCCCCGCGCGATATCCAGGCCGCCTTCGCCGTCTACGCCGAAAAAGCCATCACCGCCAACGGCGGGGTGGCCTCGGCCGCCCTGCAGGCCGAAGCCGGCATGCACAAAGTGCGCACTCGCCGCCGATGAGGCAGGCAACGCCGTCGTCAGCAGCATGGGCAGTGCCGCCAGCGCCACCGCCCAGCTCGGCGCCCAGGCCGAGGCTGCCGCAGCCAAGTACGCAGTCCTCGGCGCGACCATCGCGGGTCTGCCATCGCCCGGGGGCACTCCGCCGCCGCCGCCCGGCGGCGGGCGTAAGACCTACAAGCGCATGGACAACGGCCAGACCGCACTGCTCGATCGTGCCGAGCGCCTCGGCGGCCTCGCCCTGCGCAAGGAAATCGAGGCCGAATGGCAGCAAAAGGGCAAGAGCATGAGCCGTATGGCGGGGCTCGATCCGCGCTATTCGAAGATGCTCCAGCGCACCGTCGACCGACTCGACAAGCTGCAAATGGAGCAGGAGCGCGCCTCCAAGAAACCGCTTGCCAACGAACCCCGCGTCACCGACTCCGCCCCGCGCGAAACCGTCACCACCTTCCGCGTCGAAATCGGCACCGGCGCCGGGCGCGTGGCGGCGATCAACACCGCCAGCCGGGCCGACGCCGATGCCCTCGTGGGCCTCCTGCGCCAGCTCGAAGACGACGCCCGGAGATCCTGACCGATGACCCTCACCCTCTCCGACGGCACCACCACGCTCGCCCTCGACGCCGACCTCTACTGGGAAGACGAATTCGCCTGGGCCGCGGTGGAGCAGGCGGTCGAGCGCAGCCTCAGCGGCGCGCTCGTCGTCGATGTGGCCTCCCGCCAGGGCNGGCGCCCGGTCACCTTGCGCAACGAGGACGACACCAGCGCCTGGCTCACCCGCGCCGACATGGCCCAGCTGCAGGCCTGGGCCGACGTGCCCGGCCAGCAGCTCACCCTCACCCTGCGCGGCGCCGCCTTCGGGGTGCTGTTCCGCCACCACGACGGAGGCCCGTTCGAGGCCCGCCCGCTCGTCCACTACGCCGACCCGGCCGCCACCGACTGGGTGCTGGCCACCCTCCGATTCATCACCGTCGAGTAACCCGACATGCCCATCCAGGAACAGAACATCGTCTTCGTCGAGTCACAAGTGATGGACGACGTGCCCGAAGGCGGCGGCGCCGCCACCGGCCGCGCCATCGTCGACGGCGCCATGAACAACGTCTTCGAGGACATCAGCGACCTCGACCGGGCCTATGGCCGCTTCAATTTGAGGAAAATTTTCCTCGCCGTCCGCACGCTGTCGACCGACCTCTACGGTGGCGCGAAGACCGTGGTCACCGCGCTGCCCGCCGACGAGGCGCTGGGCTACACCCTGTTTTCCAGCAACGATCCGTTCGACACCCGGTCGGCGGCGGCCGACAAGGTCGAGTCCTACCTCTACAAAGGCCCGACCTGGCCCGGCTACCTGTACGAAACCCACATCACCGGGATGCGCGCGATCAACCTCCTCCAGCGTGTCGGCACCGCGCTGCCGCCCATCGGCAAGACGCTGTGCATCGTCCAGGACGAGGGCCTTTCCACCGAAAAGGAACAGTACGTGCGCATCACCCGCGTCGACGTGGTCGAGCAGACCTTCTCCGACGCCGCGGTCAGCAACGTCGCCGAGTTCCCGCGCTGGGTAGTGACCTTGAGCCTGTCCGACGCCCTGCGCTTCGACTTCGCCGGCCACAGCCCCCGGTACTACGACAGCGCCTACAGCTACAGCGGCCGCGCCCGCCTCCGCGACACCACGGTGGCCGACGCCGCGCGCTACTACGGCGCGCAGCCGCTGTCGGCCATCGCCAGCGTGGGCGATCGCGTGGTGCGCGCGGCGAGCATGTTCACCAAGCTCGTGCCCAGCGCCCGCACCGAATCGCCGCTGGCCAATCAGATGCTGGGCGGGCGCGACATCATGGTGCCCACCGCCACCACGCCGATCACCCACACCGTGGCCGGTCGCCAATCTCAGCTTCACCGCCAACGGCCGCCTCGCCCTGCCCACCGGCGTGCTGCCCGGCTCGCTCGCCGGCCCGCAAAGCACCACCGACGACGGTGCCGGCACCGTGCTGCGCTCGGGGGTGGCGGTGGGCACCATCGTCTANGCCACCGGCGACATCACNTTCAANGCCNCGCCCGGCTACAGCGTGGGCAGCACCGCGGACGTGACCTGGNTGCCCGCGGTGGCCCTNGGCACCGCGGCCAACACCTTGTTCCGCCAGGTCACNGCNGAAAACCGCCGCTTCAACTGGGTCGAAACCCTGCAGCCCACNCCNGCGCCCGGCGCGCTGTCGGTNAGCTACATGGCCAACGGCAACTGGTACGTGCTCACCGACGACGGCACCGGCCTGCTCGTGGGCGCCGANTCNGCGCTCGGCGCCGGGCAGCTCTCCTACGTCACCGGGGTGGCCAGCGTCACCCTCGGCGCGCTGCCCGACGCCGGCAGCCTGATCCTGTTCAGCTGGGCCAACCGCGCCGCGCTCGCCATCCGCGACACCAGCGCCATCACCCCCATCACCTGGTCCGGGGTGATCGGCGACCCGCTCGACGAACACGCCATCGCCCCCGGCAGCCTCACCATCAGCTGGCAGGCCGGCGGCGTGGCGCAGACGCTCACCGATGACGGCGCCCATCTGCTCGGCGGCCACGGCTACGGCGCGGTCA